TGTTTAGTTGCGCAAAGAAATTGCTACCATCGTAACGCCGACCACCAGCAACATAAACGCCAGCGCCGTAAGCCACGGTAAGGATAAGGGCATACGCACCCACAAACCCTGATGTTTGACTAGTCCAAGTTGTTCCGTCTGGTGAGGTGGTTAAGACCCCATCATCACCGACAGCCACATAAAGACCATCGCCGTAGGTCACGCCATAGATACGAGTAGTCCCAAACCCTGATGTGCGAGTAGTCCAAGTTGTTCCGTCGGTTGATGTGGTCATCTTTCCATCATCACCGACAGCCACATAAAGACCATCGCCGTAAGTCACTCCAAGTATGTCAGTAGAACCGAAACCTGAAGTTCTGGTTGTCCATGTCGTGCCGTCGGTTGATGTGGTCATCTTTCCATCACGACCGACAGCAACATAAAGACCATCGCCGTAAGTTACTCCAAGTATGTCAGTAGTGCCGAAACCTGACGTTCGAGTGGTCCAAGTAATTCCGTCAGGTGAAGTTGTCAAGGTTCCAGAATCACCGACAGCAACATAAAGACCATCGCCGTAAGTTAGGCCAACTATGTCAGTAGTGCCGAAACCTGACGTTCGAGTGGTCCAAGTAATTCCGTCAGGTGAAGTGCTTATAGTCCCCCCTCTATCACCAGCAAGATAAAGCCCATCGCCGAAAGTCACGCAAAAGATGTCACTAGTGCCGAACCCTGATGTTCGGCGAGTCCAACTTGTTGCACTAGCTGCCGCAGATAAATCGTCTACGCCACTTGGGTAATTCAGCAATCCAGCGTTACCATCTACGGCTACGCCGCCAACAGTCACAGGGCCAGTAGAGCGAGCATCATAAAGACCTGCCGCTAGGTTGACGGTGTAAGTTCCGCCAGCGGTTATGTTGTAATAAAAGCCACCTGCTCCGCCTGAACCCTCTGCGGGTGGGAAACTTGCAACGCTCATTAGCTAATCTCGCTTCCGAATAGGTGGAAAGCCAAAGCATCTGCTGTAGCTGAGCGAACCGTGAACACATCAGTTGCCCCCATAGTGATACCAAGGGTAAAGGTGTTCAAAGAGTTAGCTGGAACGCTGACATCATAAGCAATAGCATTTCCAGTGGTTGCCGCCGCCGCCGCTTGGCGAACATAGACCCTAGCCACTGCCACGGTTGCGGTCACATTAGTAATCACCAAGGTGCTGATTACCGTTGCCGTGCCACTGGGGACCGTGTAGAGGTTTGCGTTGTTTGTGTCGCTTGGGTTTACTTGCCCCAAGACTTTGTAGGTCGTTGCCATTTTTTATGCTCCAATCATTAGGAAAGGGTGAAGTGTCTGCTGTGAGGCGATGATAAAAGTGCGCCTGTCTGTGACATCACCAGACACAATGCTGGTGGCCTCAGAGGGGATTGTGACTAGCGCAATAAGGATTTGATAGATCCCAACATCAGTCTGGTTCGGCGTTGGTGGCACTGGGTCGCTTACCACCGCTGTGCCCTGAATTATTTTCAGCACAATAGTGTTGGCCGCTGGGTCAAGCTCCACAACCACGCCATCAATTCTGGTGTCTGTGCCAGCGGTGTCTAGGGTTAAGGTTGCCTGGCTGGTGTTTATGTAATAGTGACCACGAACCATGGCCTCACCAGCCGCAATGCGAACCTGTAAACCAGAGTCATCACCAGTGACCAAGAGGTCTGTGGTGTCGGGTCCACCGTTGACACCCTCGCCAATGTGTCTGGCCCACTTGCTAAATTGACTCTCTGTGACATCAACATTTTCAAAGGGGTAACTTTGTTGGGCCATTTCTCTCTCTCTTTCGCTTTTATTTTATAGCTTATTAGTAATACTGAACGGCTAGTTTCTCTCTAGGTTTGAAATTCTTTGCTGGAGCTCATTGGTTTTTGCCAGCACTCTTGCTTCATACTCAATGCCAACTGGTGTGCCCACGGTTGCCCCAAGGCGTACGCCGTCAGCGTCAATGGAAATGCCCACCTCTGTCACCACGGCACTTGCCTCCAGGTCATTGATCACCACGGTAACCCTGTCACCCAAATACCAGTCCTGACCAAACCTCATGTTGAAATCATCTGACGGGGTGACTGACATCTGGACAATAGTTTTGCCGTCATCAACCAAAAGTTCCTCGCCCGATTGAGCCAGCTGTGCTGTGGTGTCTGATCCACGGCTGTCTGAGAACACTTCAATTCTGCGAGACCATTCTGTTTCTGCGGCTTGGGATGCTGTGGTTGTGACCTCAAGAAACTCTCTTAGTTCAGCCTGGCCAGCCCCGCCAATAATTGCCCTGGTTACCTTTGCTGAGGCGTAAGCATACATGGCCCTAGACAGCTTGTTGTTGTCCATGTCCATTCTGATGGTGGCCGTTTTATCGGTGGGCAAGTAAACCTGAAACTCTAGGTTGGTCCCCAGTTGCTCCACGGCGTAGCCAACCGCACCAGTTTGAGCTAGGGCATAAGCCGTTGATTGTAGTGTCTGAAACCTAGCGTTGCCAGAAACGGTCCCCCCACGCTCAGCATCAGCCTGAATTTGGAGCCCCGCTATTTTTCTAGCCGTGGGTGCGTCAGGTCCAATGTTCGCTGAGACATAGGCTTTGAGGACTGTTTCAGCCACACCTGAGCGCACATCATGTGCATCAGTTTGCTCTGTAACATCAGCACTTGATGGGGTTGGGTAAGCCAGGCGCTCTGAGAGGATGATGTCATCACTAGTTCCAGTAATGGTCCAGTCACCCTCCACAATTTCTGGGGTCTGAACTAGGGTTGCTGAGAATGTAGGGCCTGAAAAAATAACTGAATCATCTGGGCCAGTCACAATGATGCCATAACCTGGAAGCCTCAAGAGCTCCCCAAGTCTACTACCCTGTGGCAAGCGCATTTCCCATGTGCCAACATTGTTGAACCTAAGGATAAACTTAGCGCCTACTAGATCGCCTGGTCTAAACTGACCAATGCGGGCCAGCGTAGGGTCTCTAACCTCAATGAGTAGTTCATCAACTTGCATTAGTGAATTACCTCATACCTTGGTGAGTAGGTCAGCAAGACATTGAAATCTAAATCCGTGTCTGTGCCCAGGATGGTCAGGCCAGTTGTGCCTGGTGCCAAGCTGAAAAGCTTTGGCGCAACATCAAGGCGGGCATAGAGGTTGTCACCGCCTAGGTTTGTAACGGCACCAGTCTCAGTGTTTACGGTCAGCACCTCGCCAGAGAAAACAGAGTCAAAGCCAAACTGCTCCACGCCGTTGCTGATAACCAAGTCACTTACAGGGCCAGTGATTTTCCAAATTGGGAAAGCCCTAACATCCCCAGCGTTTACAACCGTTACAACCCCAAGGGTGGAGCTGGATGAAACTTTCATTTTAGTGAGCAAAGGCAAAAGGCCCCTGCCAGTTGAGCCAGTGCCAATGCTGAATTGTTCCTCAATAGCGCTGAGCCAAAACGGGTTAGGTGCTCTCATGCTGACAACCCAGCGGCACCATGTTAGTCCAGCCGTGGTGCTCCCCCAAACGGTCTCACCGCCACCTGTGTAATGTAGTGGCAGAAATAGGCTTGTACCATCTGAGTAGTCAGCTTTAATTTGGGTTGGCCCCTGGTTGTCTTGCAAGATTCGGCCCAAGCGCCTGAGGTTTGTTTGAACCTCACCACGGTCAGCGCCAAAAATAGTGATTGGCAAGTCAACATCCCTGGGCAATCTTTTGCTGTGCCTGTAGACACCGCCATCACCAGCGCTGGCTTCAATCCTTACAGAGGTTGGTGGTATGCCAAAGCCAGTGAGCCCTGTGTTTAGAACATAGGTTGAGTAATCAAATGTGATTGAATCATCATTGGACCCCTCAAGGCTGTAGGTTACATTTACCACTGTGCCACCACCTTAGCTCTACGCATTGCCTGGAATAGTTCCTGTTCTGAGTCTATGGACTGGTTAGGTGCGGCGTAATAATTTATCGTTTTGCCTCCACCCTGGTCTAGTCCCATCATACTTTCAAACCTGTTAAGTGGCATGACTACCTCTGGGCCAGCCTCGCCGATTAGGGCCGCTGTTGGTCCTGTCACCAGGCCACCTGATGCAAATGGTGTTAGGCCCCTGGTGTCAACCTGACTGTTTAGGCTCTCAATAGCATCTGTCAATTCTTCAACAGATTTGTCCAGTTTTGGTAGGGCTTCAAACCCTGATCCCAAGACTTTTTCTAGCGCCTCACCTGAAAGGTTGCCGCTAACAGTAGTGGATTGACCTGTTTGCTTATTTACAAATGTTTGTTGGCCCAGTAGGCTGTCTAGCGCTTGCTGAAATGAGCCACCAAAAGCCGCCTCTGCTACGCCGTTATAGCCAGCGTTTTGAAGTGCGTTTAGGCTGTCAGTCAGACCACCCACATTGAGCATTTCCCCGCCCACAGTAGGGACTAGGGTCTCAATGCCATAACCGCTGTAGGACTTTAGTAAGTTCTCATTTTCATCAAAGACACCATAGAGCCCAGCAACTTCCTTAGCCATCCTGCGAAAGCTGTCAATTGTAACCTCTGGGATTTTCATGTCCTCAAATGAATCTTTGAGTGTCCCACCAATGCTGGAGATAGTTCTTAGCTGTGGCTCTAGTTCCTCAGCGGCATCCGTCATCTTGGCCAAGTCACCAGTAGCTCCACTGAAAGCGCCGCCTAAGCCATTGACTGCGCTTGTTGCAACTTCGGTTAGGTTATTGACCTCAGCTGTCACTGCGGCGTTTCTAGTCATGCCGTCAATAAAGTCTTGTACCGTTCTGGTTGAGCGCCCTAGCGTGGTTATCTGCTCTTGCTTGTAACGCTCTCTAGCCTGCTCCACAATGGTCAGAGCAATTGTGGCATCCTTGGTATCATTCAAGGCGTTAGTAGTGCCGTCAGCGGCTACTGTGACCCCATTGAATTGCCCTGGCAGATTAGCAAATTTAGCCTGGTCTGCCCTGTCAACTTCGGTTCCTACATAGCTAATTCCTGTGGCCGCTTTTACTGCCTTGGATGTTGTTTCATCTAGGGCCACTCCATACTTGTCATGGACATAGGCGCTGTCCTTGAACTTATCAGCCACGCCTTTGGTGGTATAACCCAGGTCAGTTTCAGCATCCTTTAGCTTTTTATAGGTGCCAATGTTTTTTTCAACAGCGCCGTCATTTTCCAAAAAGGCAAAAGTGAGAAGTCCTACGGCGGCCACCATTAGGAACACTGGGTTTGTCAACAGTGCGCCTGAGAAAATTTGAGTAGCTACTGCGGCTAAAGTTGCCCTAGTTGCATAAAGTTTGAAAGCTACTGAGGCGGCTCCAATAGCAATACCCAAGTTTGTTAGCAAGTCTAGGTTTTCTAGGATCCACTGAGTTAGGCCTACCAGGAACTCAACAGCTCCCATAACAGCCAGACCAAAGTCCTCAACAGCTTGCTTGCCCTCTGGGCTACCTAGCCAGTCACCAAACTCAACCATGATTGGGAGTAACTCATCCTTGACCACATTCATTAGGTCAATGACTATTGGCAATAGGGCATTACCAATGACAGCCTGAGTTTCCTCAAACTGCGCTTTTAGAATCCTTTGGCCGTTAGCTAGTCCATCTGAGGTGTCTGCAAAGTCTCCAGCTGTCTTGGCTGTTTCTTGCATAATCAAGCCGTAGCGGGCCTGAGTTTTGATGTCCTCGGTCATCTGCTCGCCTACACCAAGAAGTCCAGACTCTAGTGCATAGGCTTTGACCTCAGTTTCAAGCAAGTTGATACCAAAGCGCTTGAGTGGTTCAGCCTCGCCTGAGAGACCAGACTGGAATACTTGTAGAGCCTCAGACACTTCAATGTTGAACACTGAGGCAAAGTCAGAGGCTCTAGTGGTTATGCTGTCAACAAAGCCAGCAACATCTCCACCAGCACCAACCACTCTTTCAGCAAAGGCAGAGAAGCGAACAGCTGAGGCATTGAAGTCAACGCTGTTTAGACCTAGCCTCTCAGCTACACCATCACCTAGCTTTAGAACATCAGCGGCGTAATCTCCATAAGCCTTTTGGACAGCGTTGATTGACTCCCCTAGGTCTGATGCCTGGGTTACTGAGTCTTTGAAAAAGCTGCCAAGTCCAGCGGCGGCTAGAGCTCCACCAGCGACCAAGGCCAGTTTCTTTACGGCTGAGCCAAACCCACTGCTAAAGTTGTTACCCGCTAGCTGGCCAGTTGTCTTACCAACTCCAGCTGTTCCACCAAGTTGGTTAGCAATCTCTTTTTGAAAGCCCTTGGCTACAGGGATAAGTGTCACATAAGCGTAGGCTTGCTCTGCCATTCAAGGTCTCCATCTTTGGCTTTTTGTAAAATTGCCCTCGCATCCCTGCGGGGTTTGTGGCCTTTTGTAACCCTGTCTGGCTCGCCCCAGGGTCTTGGCCATTGCTTTGGTTTTCGCTTTGAATTTACAGTGGCAAGTAAGTCATAGGTTGCGGCGGCAATGGTCCAGTCATAACTAATAGGATGTTGCCATTTATTCTTGGCTGTCTGTAGCCAGCTAGTTGGGTCTGCCATCAGAACAGAGACCAGGCTAACTACTTCACTCCATGGAACTGACTCACCCAGAGCATCTAGGCCTAGGCCAAAGCGTGCTCTAAAGTCATAGGTAAAAGCGTGTTTATAGTCCTCTAGGATTTGGAGGACTTCAAGGATTCCCCCAGTGGGGCTCCCTGTGTCCATCCGTTCATAGCCTCTGTGAACTCGCTTAGGCTCATGCTGTCAATGACTGCCATGCCTTTGATGTCCAAGACTGTTTCTAGGATAAACCAGATTTGCTCATCAGGGTCCATGTTGCGAGCTTTGCGAATTGCTCCAACTGGCAGATTGCTGAATGAGGGTAGTGTTGCTTTTTTACCTTTGTGTTCAATTGTGTATGACATTGCGGCCTTTCTAAAGTTTGCGGCTGAGAGCGGGATTTTTAGGCCCCGCCCTCTAATTGTAACCCTAGGCCGCCGCCGCAATGAGACGGCCTAGGGGGTTTGTTTTACGCTTCTAGCTGGCTAAAGAACTTCTTGAATGTGGTGGAATCGGTGTCAGCATAAGCTGTAATGGTTACCTGGTAACCTACTGCCTCACCTGATGCTAGTGTGCGTGTTCCTACTGCGGTAACTTCACCAGCTGGAATGTAGATACGCTCAATAATTGCGCCATCTACCACATCAACAACAAATGACTTCCTGCCACCTGTTGCTGTTGGGTTGCCGTCAAGCTCACCATCAGTGAGGGTTGACCCGTAGTAAAGCTCCAAAACGGTTTCGCTGGTCTCAATGAAAGTTAGCTCAACTGAGTATGTTCCCTCAGAGGTTACTTCACGGACCAGTGAGCCATTTTGCCAAGCCCTAATCTGGTTTGTGGTGCGGTCAATGTTCTCAGCAATACCATCAGCTGAGACATAGCCAAGGTCAATGAAAGCCACATCAAGTGCGGTTCCTGAATCGGTTGGTGCGGTGGTGCCAGTTGGTGCGACATAAACAGCGCCCGAAACGGCCACCCTTACATTGTCTGAATCAAGTGCCATGATTTATTCCTTACTAGTTTGAGAGGTTTGACCCTCTATGGTTTACGGTGAAGCGTAAAAACCTACGCTCTCCCCTAAGGTCTGTTACATCCTGAACTGAGGACTGAACAGAGGTTGCCACAATGGGATTTCCATCTGGCAAATCGTCAAAGATTGCCTGGGTCAGCAAGGCCAAAGCCTCTGCCTCTCCATAGCTTTCCTCATAAATTGTCACACCAATAACAGATTGCATCAGTGTCTTGCTTGGCTGG